ATGGGGTCATGAGATGAATAATTCCAAAGGGAATTGCTGTCACCAAATTACCAACATTGATGGCTTCTCTGTTTTCATAAAGCTCACCAATGTATAAAAGCATCGCTTGCTTTAAAGCCATCGGCATTGGGTATTCATTTGGGCTTAAACCATCTGTAAAACCTGCTGCAAATCGAACAATCACAGCATTGGGTACTTGTTTTGTATGGGGCCAAATCGTTGCGGGGAAAATCTTTGAGGGCTTGCTGTATGAGTCAAAGATGTATTGACCAGCACTGAGCGTCTGCAAAGTCCCATTTGTGTCTGTGTAGATGATGCTTGTGATTGAATTGATAGGGTACGTTCCTAATTCAATTGCATTTACTGGGAATTCATCCAATGCCAACGCATATGTCGTCTGTCCAACCGTTAATTCCGTATAGGTTTCAACAGCCTCTCGGGCTGTTTTAATGATGTTGGTGACCAGTGCATCATCGGGATGGGTTGGTGGTGAACCCGTGGTATCAAGGCGCAAATGTAATCTTGCGGTTGCCAATGTGATTGGCTCAGTAACTACTGATGCTGTGCGCTTAATCTTGCGTAATACTTGAGTCATTTGTCTGTTCCACTGGCTTATAAACCAAAGCATCGTCACCAATCCACGACCTCAAAATCTTGCCTCCGACATCTTTTGATCCACGAAATTCTTTTGTGTGACCAACTCCAATGCCTCCGCGCCCTTCCATCCCCTTGATACCAAGTACACCCTCACCACTAAACAAATGGTTGTTGTTGTGGGCTTGCCAAAGCAGTACGTCTATAAACTTAACGCTGGCTCTGCATACTGATCTAAAGGTATCCAAGGCTTGACCGCGAATGGCCGTTGAGCAAAGGCTGCTGTGAGTTGCGTTTTGCATCTGGCGATATGATTTTTGCGGTAGGTTGTAATACCTCGCGTGAGACTCACCAACCAACTCAGCTTTTCCAAGCATTGCATCGACGGTCTCAAGCCAATCGGCCGCATACCAATCATCATCTTCAATAAAGACTACTTTTTCATTAGGATTTATTAAGTCCATACCAGCCCGAAGATTACGAGCTTGGGTGTTCATACCTTCTTGCCAAAATGGATTTGGCCTGACAACTTCTAATGTCCAGTTCTTTTTGTCAAAAGTGATCGGCTGCGCTTGCTCACCATCGTCAACAATAATCCAGCGAACATCACCCCGGTAAGTCTGCCTTGCCATCCACAATTCGCAGATAGCCCACGCCTTTGGTCTTGCACCAGTTGCAGTCAATAAGGTCAACATACTTTAATTGCTTCCTCAAGCGTCATGCGCTCAAAGCAAGTCAGGGCTGTTTGTCTGCTTGCGTTAATTACTCGAACACCTTCAGCTTGCAAGTCAACTGCAAGTTGTGGGAACTTTGCTTGCCATAATTGGAATGGTTGGTGATTTGTCAGTCCGTCACCGTGCTGACCAAACCAATGAGCATCACCCTTTGGCGATAAAGAACAATCGAGGCCAAGCAAAACAATTGTCTTAGCGCCCCAAAGGTAGGCAAGATTGATTGCCTGATAACCACTGTTACCACCTTGGTGGATCACACCATCAACACCGAGCCCTTCTTTGTATTCAGAGCCGATGCGGTTGATGTTGTACCTCTTGGCCGCCCCCTCGTCTTGTGTCCAACATTCACCTTTGTATTCGGATTGGACTCTTTCAAAGTGGACTCGCCACCATTGATCGTCGCAAGCATATAAGCAGTCTGCGAACAGTGCTCTGCGGTAGCTGTCGTTGACTGCGATGGTTGCCCATCCTTGGTCTTCAACAAGGTGGCAATCTTTCTCGGTAAGACTTGGTCCGCTTGCAATAACACAGGCGACACGCCCCGCCCAACGACCTGCGGTGCGGTCGTATGAACGGATTGGGCGGTCGCCACTGTGGGGTTTAAGATTTCAACCAATCCAATGGAGTGCAGATCGTCAGCAACTACTGATGGGACTCTCAGTCTCATCTTCTTACTCACGCTACCAATGCGCGAATCATCAAAGTGAGCCAATGCAACTATTTCAACTAATTCCATCGCGGGGATATTTCGGTTAGTTTAAAAATAACAAAACCCCCACACCGATAGGCATGGGGGTTTGCTCAATTACAGATTGCCGTAAATGAAAGCGGATGGACGATAGACTGTCAAAGCCAAACGCTCTTCTGCCAACAATGTCGCCATGTTCTTCTTGAAGTTGTCGCCATCTTCATAGGAGATTTGGACAGCAGCATCCATGCGATCCCAGATTTGTGCGCCCATAGAGAACCCACCAACCAAGAACTTACCCGCAGTCATGCTGTTTGTAGCGATAACGCGCTTGCCCCAGATCAATGGCTGCAATGCATTGATAGGACCGTTTTCACCACCGAAGATGTACTCACCATAAGTAGTCTTAGCGATTTCAATGGTCTCCCAATCGGCAGGATTGATCACAATTGTGTCGGGTTGGAACTCAGACAATTGAGCTTGAGTGATTGCTCGACGCAATGTATCCAACTTCGTGTCACCAGTAATACGGCGTGTGTAAGCCGTATTGTTTCCCGAAGCCAAGATACCCGCGATTGTTCCGCTTGTACCAAGACCGTTCAACAACTGATCTTCCTCTTCCAACTTCAAGCCATAAGTCAGACGACCATTGACATAAGACTGCAATTGAGGGGCATCATCCAACACCTGACGAGAGACAGGGATGAAGTGAGCCAATGTCACCACAGGGGCGTTTGCCAATGTGAATGTAATTGCAGACTCAGGCTTGGTCACGTTCTCGCGAGCGGGGCTTGCGTATTGTGAGTTTGCGTTATTGGTAAACACATTCTCTTTAGTGTACTGAACCAAGTTAGAAGATGTGCGGCCAACAGGCAAGACATCACGAATAGTCAAAACACGATTCGGATTGTTGATAATTCCTGGCACTCGGAAGTCAGCGACCAAAGGTTGGTTCTGACCAGTAGCGTTAATGATTGCCGTCTTTACTTCAATACGAGCAAACTTGCTACGACCTTGAGCCATTGATTGGAAAGCATCGGACTTAACCAATTGCTCACCCAGTGATTCGGCTTGCATCTGACCTTCTTTGGCAGAGTCGGACATTTTGCGCTCAAGCTCTAAACACTTGTCGGTCAACTCAGCGGCTTTACTGCTGAGCTTTTCCATTGCTTGTTTGGTTTCAGTTTCAACAGACTTAGAAGCTGCGATTTCACCATTAGCCTTTTCCATCCATGATTTCAACTCACGGGTAGAAGACAGCAATGTGCCTTGCGTTTCGGCAAGGGCTTTGATTTCTGATAAGTCAGACATAATTTTTCCTTTTGGTATGTGGTTGACGAGATGTGGTAATCCCATCACTCAAAACACTTAAAGTGTTTTGTATTTAAAGAGCCCGAGAAGATAAAAGATTTGCAGCAATTATTTGCTGAAGCTCACTTGGCAAACTTAATTTCTCAGACTCACTCCGAGTAAATAAACGCTTCGCTCGGCTTGCCGTTGCCGTAGCGAGCGACTTTGAGAATCCACCTGCCTCACGCAGGAAATCTTCAAAATCCTTGATGCTTTCAATTTGATCAAGCGAATTCTTAACACTGGTTAAGTCAACGCGAGCCATATCGTCAGCGGGGAAAGTTACGACTGACACTTCGGCCAAGTCGCTAATATTTTTGATAATGCGTACAGTTTGACCGTCGATTTCAGAATACTCAACATCGGACGGTTTAAGCATGTAGCCAATGCTCAGTCCATCAACTGTTTCATGCAGCATTGCAGCCTTAACAATAGCGGCTTGAGGGTTGCCCATTGTCAATTCACCCTCAACATATAGACCATTATCGTCCTCATACATCTTGACCCACTTGCCAATAGGAACATCCCAAGACTTGTGATTGCAAAACATCTTTGGCATACGAGCAGAGCCGTTCATTACCGCTTCAATGACATTGGCATAAGCTCCAGCCATGATGGTGTCGTTGTATGAGTCAACACCACCAAATGTCGAGGCATATCCACCAAACATTCCTGTATCTGCGTTTGCAAACTTTAAGGAAACGTTATTAAGAGCTAATTGCTTGCGAGACTGCATCGTTTGGTACTCCCAGATTTCGCCCTAGTGAAGAAAGTGGGGCCATGTTTAATTGAGCGGTCAATTCATCTGCACCATCGATACGGGGTAGATTTTCAAGTTGCCGCCACTCATTTCTAGTCATCAGACCGTTTTGGACTGCCGAGGACGCTGAGTCCAATCGTTCTTTTAAAGAACCACGCAAAATCGCATCAAGTGAAAACTCTGCCGTGTAAAGCTCTCGTTGTCTTGGGTTGAGAATTCTTCTATCAATGCATTGCTCAAGCGACTCAAGCATGGGACGAAGTCTGAACTTGTAAAAGCCTTCAATCAGTTGCCCGATCCCAGTGCCCCAAGTAGTCGTTTTATTTGTGTCGTTGATCATCACAGAGGAGATGCCGAACCAGCGGCCAATATCCTCAACGCTGAACCTTCGTGTGTCTAGCAATTGCAAGTCAGCCGGGGTCAAACTCAACGGTTCAAACTTTGCACCCGCCTCTAGTACCAACAAATCATCATCTGAGCCTTCAACCAGACCGCGATAGTTGTTGCGAATCTTGTTGCGCTGCTCTTCACTTAATAGCTTGTCAATCATAAAAACACCCGGTCGCTTACCGGACTTCTTGTATCCAAGCGATGTGTGGTTCTGAGCATCAACAGCTACGCCAACCGAATTACGCATGTAGTCGAGGCGACTCATGCCAACAATCCCATTGCCTTTGTCACGCCAATGAAAGATTGTCTTTTCGTCGTAGACGGCTACTTGTCCTTCGTATTGGTATTTGTAAACAATAGTTTTATCGACGAGAACATCGACTTCGACTTGGTCTGAAGCCAAAGGCCACATTTCGATAACTTCTCCCGCATCATTGCGAACAAGCCTTGCATAAGCATTTCCTCGGAATAAATAGTTCATCACCATGAATTGCCAAAACTCCATTGGGGTATGGCGTCGATTTGGCGATTCGTGCAGCAGAGTCCACAGTTTGGTTCCTCTTGCTAATGTCTTGTGTCCCTCTGCCCCTTCGGCTCTTTCATATACAAACAATGGCAAAGAGGCGATGTTGTCGGTGAGTAGCTCAATAGATGCCCAGACTGCTGAAACTTGCAGAGCACCATCAATCCCATAATCTTTATTGCTGTCGTATACACGGGTGAATGGCTCGCCAAGCTGAACGCCATCTTGCTGACCCGTAGAGCCAACATTGCCGAACCATCTTCGCAAAGATTGATAAAGTGTTGCCATTAAATTCTCATTACTATTGGGGCATCTAAAAATCCGTCTAGATCACCTTCGGTTTGTTTGGACACACCTGCAACGCCAACAGCCATTGCTAATGCGACTGCACCATCAATGCGCCCGGTTGCTTTTGCTTTGTTTAACTTTCTGTTGCCAGCGGCATCTTTCTCAACTCGCGCATTAGCCATGCACATAGTCAAGACCGGATGACCACCATGAGCCAGTTGCTCATTCAAAAGAATTGTTTCTAGTGAATCAATTGCCGGGGCCATGTCCTTAAATCCCTGACCAAACGGCACTAGGGGTAGGACAAAGCCAAGTTCTGTAATCTCTTTTTGTAGCAAGTCAAATCGCCACCTGTCAAATGCAACCGACACAACGTTGCACTCAGACAAGATTTCCATCATTTCACGCGCCACAACTTCATAGTCAATTGACGCGCCTAGAATTGTTCGGATAAAGCCTTGGCTTTCCCAAACGTCATATGGTGCTCGGTCTTTTTTAGACCTATCAGCAAGACCCTTTGCCGGGGTCCAGAATATTGATTTGACATGCCATTTATCCCGGTAGGCAATCATTACCATCGCGGTCAAGTCATTCTTGCCAGATAGGTCTAGCCCGACATAAACAGGCTCTTCATAAAAAACCGACTCGTCAGGCTCAGAACTGTTAAGAATCCAAACGCCTTTGCTTACGAATGGGGCAACCATCTCAACTCGCT